TGGCTCGTTAAACGGCTTCTCCAGGTTTGAGACTTTACCTAACATATATACCGCCCCCGTCTGACACCTGTAACCGCACCTCGCCCGCCTTTGATTGTTCCCCGTCCAGGAGGGAGCAATGTACGCCCAAGAGGTCATTCGCAGAGCCGCCGCCGCCTACTTTCGCTCCGCTCCAACCGCGTCCCCATGCACCGGGCGCTACGTCTGCGCCCACTGCCCGGACGACCGCTACCACCCACCGCTCAAACCCTTCCGCCTGCGCATCCACATGCGCGAGCACCTGGCCACCAACCCCCGCCATCAGATCGTGTGGTGGTGCAACGACCACCTCGCCTACGATTGCACCAGGAGCACACCGTTGAAGGCCAAGCGCGGCGGGAGCCGGCCAGGAGCCGGAGCGCCGAAGCATAACAGGAACCGCCTGACACACGGCAGGTACTCGAAAGACGCCGAAGCCCGCGAAGCCGGCCACATCCTATCGTCGCTCCCACCGAACGCTCGCAACAAGCTCAGGCCCCTCGTGAAGGCCGGCCTCAATTCAATCAAACGGCGGCTCAGCTGGATAGATACCAGCGCCCGCCTACCCGAGAACGTGACACCGTTCCCTTCCTCCACAACAACAACACAGCCGGTTCAATCAAACCCCCATCTGGACGAGCTGACGTACCGGATGGTCGCCCTCAGTTTCTTCGGCGCGACCCTCTTCCTGCAGCAGCACGACGCCGCCTACTCCGTCATCGAGCAGGCCGTCACCCACGTCGAGCAGATGGACGACGCCCACAACCCCGCCGGCCTAATCCGCCACTTGGTACACCAGGAGCTGGCCGAGGTCGACGGCACCATCACCCGCTGCCCCTACTGTCCCTGGACCGACGCCGGAAGAGAGGAGCGCACCTCGTGACGGTCATCTACCAGTGCAGCCGCTGCCCACTGACCATCGTCTACAACCACACGCCGGGCACCAACTTCGGCGGCGTCTATCACCACGGCCAGCCCATGAACCCCATCAGCTTGGAGGGATGCTGATGACCCCCTGGCCCCTCCGCTGCCCGGTCGATAGCAACGAGCTCCGCCAGGTGCCCCCCGCTGGCGTCTGGCCAGGTCTGTACCACTGCGGCCACGGACATACCTTCCGCACCCCGTTCACCCTGACCCTATACCCCGACACGCCGACACCCGCACCCAAACCCATCCAACGACACCGCCGGCCACGGGCCGGCACCAGACCAATGAGAGGCATCGTGCCCTGGTGGGCCAAGTAGAACCCATCACCTGCGCCATCTGCGGAAGCCCCGATATCACCGTCACCCTGTACCCCGCCGCCGGCGGACAGACCGCCTATTGTGCCCAGGACTGGGAGTAGCTCTGGACACTGAAAGGAGCCCGACCATGAGATCACCCTTCCACGACGCAGATCGAGCCAGCGACCCCTGCGACAACCCCGAATGTGCCGACTGCAACCCGGAGGCCTGGCATGAACAGGACGACTACGACGTCACAGACCCTTGGTGGTTGCCCTGGATGATCACCCTGGCCGTCGCCATCGTCGCCGTCACCATCGTCGTGGCCACCGGATCACCCAGGCCGTGACGAAGAAAACCACAGTCGACATCGCCACCAAGGGACGTATCACCGCCGGCCCCGCCCTGAAATTCGACAAGCTGGGCCGGCCGTACATAGAGATCAAGCTCGCACTGGACTGGGTTGACGACCTGCCTCTGTTCATGCAGCAGAGCACGGCAGACCAGGCCATCAACTTCGCCACAAAGAACGTGCAGCCCGTCCTTTTCGAGAGCCCATGACGCTGGGACGCTGCCCACGCTGCAACGGCCAGCTGTACGAGGAAAGCGACCGCTTCGGGCGCTACGTCACTTGCCTACAGTGCGGCGCGTTGGACCCCATGGACAGCTTCGACGCAGAGGCTAAGCTGCAGCCCAATTTCCGAGCGAAGGCGAGGGCACCACGGCTGCGCGGTCGCACCTATAAGCAGAGACACAGATGACCAACACCCTCATCCTGTCGCTGTTCCCAGGCCTGGGCCTGCTGGACATACCATTCGAAGAGATCGGGTGCTGCATCGTCCGGGGGCCAGACCCGATATGGGGTGGCGATGTCCGCGGCTTTCACCCGCCGTCCGACACCTTCGACGGCATCATAGCCGGCCCACCCTGCCAGGAGTTCTCCAGGCTCGCCGCCATCGTCCGGCACAACGGACACCAACCAAAGTTCCCTAACCTGATACCCGAATTCGAGCGCTGCGTCAGCGAGGCCCGCCCCAGATGGTTCCTGATGGAGAACGTACCGCTGGCGCCGGTCCCCCACGTGGACGGCTACACCACACGCATCCAACTCGTGAGGGACTACCAGGTCGGAGGACGTCAGCCCCGACAACGCCGTTTCTCCTTCGGCACCACCGCCGGCTCGCCCCTGGATATACCCTTCGTCGCTCTACACGAGCCGCCGGTACGCCGGTCCGTGCTCGGCCACGGCGGGCCGTCACCGACCAGCCGCCGCTCCATCCTAAAGCGTCTCCCCAACTCACAGCCAGGGGCCAGAGCACCAATCGCCGAGCTCCTAGCCCTGCAGGGCCTGCCACCCGACCACTTCAAGCACTGCCCCTTCAAGTCCGACGCCCTGCGAGACGCCATCGCCAACGGCGTCCCCCTGACAATGGGGAGAGCCGTCGCCACCGCGGTAAAGAGAGCGATGTACCAGTGACGATCACCCTACGCCCCTACCAGGCCGAGCCAGCCCGCGCAATCGTCCAGGACGCCCGCAGCGCCGGCGGCAACACCTTCACAGTGATGATGAGCAGGCAGGCCGGCAAGAACGAGCTCTCCGCCTTCATCGAGAAGACGCTACTCGCTCGTCACTTCGCCGCCGGCGGAGACGGCGTGAAGTGCGCTCCCACCTTCCGGCCCCAGCTGCAGATCAGCATGAACCGCCTCCTTCGTCGCCTTGAAGACGCCGGTTTCGGCAAGCATATTCGCCAGGTCGACGGGTTCAAGATAGGCCTGGGGAAAGCGCTATGGTCCTTCCTCAGCGCCGCCCCCGACACCAACGTGGTAGGCGCCACCGCCAGCATCCTGCTTGAGGCCGACGAGGCCCAGGACATCGACATCGAGAAGTTCAACAAGGACTTCCGCCCGATGGCAGCGACCGCCAACGCCACCACCGTGCTCTACGGCACCGCATGGAGCGACGACACCCTGCTGGCCCAGACCATCGCCGCCAACCTCAAGGCCGAGAGGAAAGACGGACTGCGCCGCCACTTCGCGTACGACTGGCATGTCGCCGCCGCCGCCAACCCCACCTACGGTCGCTTCGTCCAGGCCGAACGCAACCGGCTCGGAGCCACCCATCCCTTGTTCACCACCCAATACGACCTCGCCACGCTGCCGGGTAGAGGACGCCTGCTGTCACCCCTGCAGCTGACGAACATCCAAGGCCAGCACCCACGCGAGAACCAACCGAAAGAGGGCAGCCGGTACGTCGCCGGCCTGGACGTGGCAGGAGAAGACCCCGACCCCCTGAGCCCCCGCGACCGCGACTATACCATCCTCAGCATCGGCAGGCTGGCCCAGGCGACCCCAGACAAGCACCTGCTGCCCCTAACCCACCTGACAGCTCTCTACGCCTGGCAGGGCACCGGCCACGACGCCCTGTACGCCGAGATCGCCGGCCTACTGAAAGACCTGTGGCGCATCCGCCACGTCACCATCGACGCGACCGCGATCGGTGAAGCCGCCGCTATCCTTATGACCCGCAGCCTGGGTGAGCACCGCGTCACAGGCTACAGGTTCACCCAGCAGAGCAAGTCTCACCTGGGCTACCAGCTGCAGGCCGCTGCCAACACCAGCCGTCTCCAGCTGTGGCAGCCCGACGGCACCCCCGAGCTCACCGAGGCGACCCGCCAGCTCACCCTCTGCAGAGCCGAGTACCGACCCAACAAGACGCTCGCCTGGCAAGTCGACCCCACCGACGGCCACGACGACTACGCATCAAGCATCGCCCTGATGGTCGAAGCCGCCGTCACAGCCCGCCCGCTCGTTGCTCGTGGTAAAATCCCACCAGCATGACAGGACACCTTCGCACCACCAGCGCCACCAACGGCCAGCGAGCCGACCCTCTGCAGCTCCCCGCCCTGCTGCGAGAGCGCGACAAGCAACGCCTCCGCGACTACCAGGCGAGCCTTAACTTCTACAACGGCT